GCGGCGTCAATGACGACTTCATCGAGCCGACCACGTTCACCGGTTACGCCGGTAACAGCCTGACCGCTCCAGACTCCAGCCACATTGTCTACGGCGGTTCCGCGACCTCCAAGGCCACCATTGCCAATACTGACGGCATGAGCCTGGCTGTGCTGGACAAGGTGATTACCAAGGCCAACACCATGGGCGGCGGCGTGACCGACATCCAGCGTGTCGTTCCCCTGAAGATGGGCAACCGCGAATACTTCGTGATCGTGATGCACGACTTCCAGGAACATGCCCTGCGTACCGCTACCGGAACCGGTGGCTGGCTGGACATCCAGAAGTCGCTGGCTACCAATCTGGGCAACAAGTCACCGATCGTGAACGGCGCCCTGGGCGAGTATCGCGGCGCCATCCTGCACAAGCACAACAAGATCATCAAGTTCAGCGATTACGGCGCAGGCGCAAACCTCGCCGCTGCTCGTGCGTCCCTGATGGGTCGTCAGGCTCTGGTTGCCGCTTTCGGTTCGCCCGGCGACGGCCTGCGCTTTGGCTGGGAGGAAAAGTACACCGACGTTGACAACAACCGTCTGGTGATTTCCACCAACACGATCATGAACGTGAAGCGGCCGATGTTCAATTCCAAGAACGTCAGCAGCATCGCCATCGACACCTACGCCGTGGATCCGAACGCCTGATCGGCGTTCGATCCCATAGCCCTATTCTCACCGGAGAATTGACATGACCGTTTATACGTCTCAGCAGTTCCAGGAGCCGATCCCGACCAACACCACCGCCGGTGGTGAAATCGTGTTCCGCGCCTACTGGTCCCCGTCCTCCAACACCCGATTGCTCGATGGCGACATCGTGCGTATGGCCCGCCTCCCGGCTGGCTATGCCATTACCGACATCGTGCTGGATACCGCTGCCTGCGGCACCAATGCCGCCGGTAATGTCGGCATCCTCGACAGCGTTGACAGCCCGACCGCCGTTTCGTCCGTGGTCGTCGCCACCGGATCGCTGGCGACGGCCGCCATCAAGCGGCTGGATACCGTCGGCGCCACCGGCTATGCCGTCAGCACCAGCGAACAGGCAATCGGCGTGGAAATCACCACCAGCGCCGACAGCGGCCAGTCCATCGCGGCCAACGCCAAGATGGTCGTGCTGATCCGCGCCCGCCCGAAGCAGAAGGTGGAGTAATCGCGCCATGAAAGTCGAATGCTTGATAAAGCGGAAGGGTGGGTCGCACATTGAATTTGGCTTCCCGCCGAAGGTTACACGATTCCATTTCAAGCCGGAGTCCGACGAAGATTACGCGCCCCATGTCTGTGACATCCCCGACAATTCGCCCTATCTGGGGCGGCTGTTGGCCGTCACGGAAGGGTATCGCGTCTATGGGGCTGAAGCCGTCGAGGATGACAGCCCCGGCACCGCCGAAAAGACTGATCCGTATGCGGACAAGTTTGACAACCTGCATCTGGTCAACCCCAACGACGTTGATGGCAGGTTCCTGGCCGCCTTCGCCCGCGATGTATTGCAGGTTCCGGCCAACAGCAAGTCGGCAATTGCAGACCTGCTGAAGAAGGAGTTTGGTATTGAGGTTGCTGTTGCCCGTGAAACGTCAAACAGCATGATCCGCATGGCTCTTGCTGAATGCGTCAAGCAGGCTCAGGCCGAAGCCGAGCAACTGAAAAACATGCAGTAATGCCGTGAGGGCGCGCAATGCAATGCTCCATTGTTCTGGCTCAGGTCAGGTATGCACTCAATGATCCGTCTGCGGCAACGTGGACCGACTCAACGCACCTGATCCCGGCGCTGAACGACGCATTGCGCGCCCTTGTCTCCGTCCGTCCTGATGCAGCATCAGCCACCGAGGTTAAGTTGCTGACGGCCGGGACAAGGCAAACCATTCCCACGGATGGCGTCAGGCTCATTGATGTCATCCGCAATGCTGGCGAGGACGGACTGTCCTCCACCGGCAGAGCCGTCCGGCGCGTATCCATGGACGCCCTGAATGCCTCGATGCCGACATGGCACGCGGCGACCGGACAGGCAGAGATCCGGGAATATGCCTACGACGAGCGCAGCCCGCGCGAGTTCTGGGTATATCCACCGGTGGCATCTTCTCCGACCATTGGCGTGCTGCTGACGCACGTCAAGAAGTTGGCCGCCATATCCTCGGCGTCCGATACGTTCCCGGTGGACGACTTCTTTGCTCCGGCCGTCCAGGCCTTCATGCTGTACCGGCTATGGGGTGGCGATGACGAGTCAAGCCCGAATTACCAGGCTTCACAGGCTCAATTCTCGGCCTTCAGGGATCTTCTGGGCCTGAAGTCTGGCGCCGACAACCAAATCCAGCGAATCAAGGGGTGACGACCAATGGCAGCCACCGCTTACACTCAATGGCTGGACTCGATACAGATCCACGTCCCTGACTGTCCATCGCCGACAATCACGCAGGCGGTAAGGCAGGCCTGCATCGACTTCTGTCAGAGCTCCCTCTACCTGCGCGCCAATCTGGACGCATTCAACACGGTCATCGGTGACGACGAGTACGAATTGACTGCGCCTGCTGATACCGTGGTTGCGGCCGTCATCACCGTCCGCTGTGGTGGTCGGATCATTGATCCCGTCCGCCAAGAGGAACTTGACGCCGAGGCAAACTACTGGCGCGACCTTGAGGGTTCGCCCGGTCGATACCTGCAGCCGGACGAAGGAACGATCATCCTGAACCCTGTCCCGTCCTCAATCGAGGAGGTACGCATTATGGTAGCCCTGCGGCCGACGCAGGCGTCAGGAGGCGTCGACAGCGCCATCTATGAGCGATTCCAGGATGCCATCATGTCCGGCGCGCTTGCCCGTCTGATGGCAATGCCAGGTGTGGCGTGGTCAAACCCGGCGCTGGCCGACTGGCACGCCAAGTCGTTCAATATCGCCATCGCCGCAGCGTCCGACAAGGCGGCGAGAGGCCTCACCAACAAGAAGCAGCTTCGATCAGCTGCTCGTTTCTTGTAGGCCAGACATGACTACCTACGCGCTCACGGTATCAACTGATGGTCTTGGCCTTGGGGTGCTGGCCGGGTGCGCCGTGCAGATCGACCGCAAGCGGGCCGTGATGGCTGACCAATACCCTCCGGTTGACGTGCTGTACCTGATGCGCTCTGCAACAGACGAGGATGGCGTTGTGGTGTTCGACCTGAAGCCGGACGACGACACTACCTATCATGTCTGCACGCTATGGGACGAAAACGGCGTCATCGCCTTCAAGCAATCCTTTTCCATGCCTCCGGATGCCTGTCCGCTGCATGACCTCTCCGAAGCCGTGATCGGAGCCAGCATTCAGTTCCAGAATCAAGGGGTCAACGTCGGGACTCCACCGACGACTCAGACAATCAACTTCACCGGCAGCAGCGTAAATGCAACATTCGCCGGTGAAACGCTGACCGTGACCATTGATGACCGGCAATACATCGACCAGACGGTGTCAACGGCGGTATCCAATCTTGTTGACTCCGCGCCGGGAACTTTGGACACGCTGAACGAATTGGCGGCGGCGCTGGGTGACGATCCTAATTTCGCAACATCCACAGCCACGGCGCTCTCAAACCGCGTCAGGGTTGACGCGGCGCAGTCGTTCAGCGCAGCGGAGAAGCGGCAAGCGCGCAAAAACATCGGCATCGAGCGCCAGTCCGTGACGTTCAGCACGGCGCTACTGGCCCCTATGGCCCGTGAGACGGGATCGGTGACGATGGCTACCGCGTTCGGCATCCTGACCATAACCACAAATCATCCTGCACGGGTCAGGCTCTACGATACGGCCGCGCATTGCGCCGTTGATGCCTCTCGATTGGTTGGCAGATACCCGGAAGACAATGCCGGATGCCTGTTTGAATTCATCACGGTGCCGTCGATGCTGACATCGGCAATCCCGAGGTCGGTAAATGGATTCAATAACGAAGATCCCGTAACGACCAGCATCGCGTATGCAGTCGAGAACAACGACATCGTGGATAGGTCCATAACCACAACGATTGTATTCATTCCGGTGGAGTAATCATGGCAAAGCAGACTATTTCCGCGGCCCCCACCCAGACAACCGATGCCGAGTTTCGGGCGTGGGTAACGGCCATTTCTAATGGTTTTCAGGCGCTGTTCACCAAAGTTACGCAGACTGGCGAGATTAACCTCGCAACGGTGTCGAAGCCAACCGGGTCCAATACGAGTCAGGGCTTTGAGGTATATCGCTTCAACGACAGTCTTCAGGCCACCACACCCATCTTCTTCAAGGTCGAATACGGATCGTCGAATGTGACTGCCTCTCCGAGCTGCTGGCTGACGGTAGGCAAAGGGGCGGATGGCTCTGGAACGCTAACCTCGATCCTGCTGGCTCGCCAGCAGGTGATTTACCTGGACAACAACAGCGCCGGCTTCTACAACTCCTACATCGGAAGCGGCGACGGATCATGCCTAATACTCTCGCTGTTCCCAGGCATTAGTGCTTTCGGGCGGGGGTCATACTGCGTTGTCGAGCGCAGCCGTGATGGAAGCGGCAACCCTACTGCGGCAGGTGTGTTCTGGCAATACTCTGGACAATCTACTGTCTCCGACTACTGTGAGACATCAGACTACAGTCCGATACAGAAGATCACGCTGACATCCGGCTGCATCAACATCCCAGCAAACCTAAATACAAATATCAGCCTGTCAGACGGCGTTTCCTCACCCGTATTCACTGGGTTTGTGATGACCCCAAGCCGGGTCAGTTGGGTTCCTACTGCGGTAGTTGGCGCGGCTCAGTCTGATTTTGGCGTGGGCGTGGTTGCTGCGTCCGTAGTCGGGGCCATCGACTATCTGGCAATTGGTGTGGCCTCTCAGTATTCCGATGTTGCGAAGCAGCAGTATTCCGCCGTGCTGCTGAGGTGGGATTGATATGGCTACCGCAGTAATACAAGTCACAGTAACCGTACTTGGATTCAGAGCCAAGAACACCGTCATCCAGACACCGGCCACGCCTAAGAAGGCTCCGACCTACGGGCTGATTTGGCCAAGCGGCCGATAGCCAAGACCCACGCACCGAACAAGACGGGATTAACGGAGAGAATTGATCATGAGCAGAATCACCAGCGAAAAAAACACGGCGGAATACGATGCCACCGACAGGTCGGGTGTTGAGATTCTTGCGGACGGGGCCTGCAACCGAAACCTGCTGACGATTGTAGGGTTAGGTGGCGACTTCACCGCAGGGACGGTGGCGGTATACATCAAGGGTCGCGGCAGCCGCCGCTATCTGGCGATGAAGGACGCCTATGGAAACGCGGTATCCATCAATCTTGCCACCGCTGATGCGGTGATGATTGATAAGCCCATCGGCTCGGTAAGGCTGGATGTTTCCGGGATTTCCGGGGCAACCGGGTGGATGGCTGTTCTGTCAGGGATTGATGAGCCAATGTCTGTCGCTTCGTCATCGGTTCCTGGGCCTGTGATTGTTGCAGGTCAGTCGGCGGTTGGATCGGCTCCTGCAAACCCGCCAGTAGGCATCTCCGCGATTGATCTTGCCGGACTGAAGCGGGCGATCTTGTCTGATGCTCTTGGGCAGTTGTTCACGACGGAGCAGGACAGCGCCGTATTCACCGCCTCTGTAACCTCAGCTTCCGTGCTGTTCACCGTCGATATGACGAACTGGCGGTCGGTGTTGTTGCAAATTACGAACGCGGGGACTAGCTGCACGGTCATCTACGAGTGCAGTAATGATCAGAGTGTGTGGTTCCCCGTGATGGGTAGCTTCACAAACTATAGCGCCGGCAGTGTGTTAGGGGCCGTAGTTGGTAGTTCTACCACGGCTGCTGTACAGATGCAGTTCCCAAAGCGAGCTAAATACTTCCGTGCACGGGTTTCTGTTTATGGTTCAGGAACGGTGTCGGCTGCTTACGCACTGAGCTTCGAAGATACACAGTCGTCAGCGGCGGCGGCGTCTATATGGGGGCAAGCAGCGGAAGGTTCAGCTGTAAGCGGTAATCCCGTAACCATCAGCCTTGAAGCACGGTCATCCAACAAAGCCAGTGTTGGTAACGGGCAGGTAGTACGCCCCATTGGCACAGTCGATGGGAAACTGGTAATTCGCCAGCACAGCATTCCAGAAAACGAGTGGAATTATGCCGCAGCTTCCGGGGGGATTCTGAATACTACCACGGCGGTCACTATCAAGGCTGCGGCTGGTGCTCCGTATCGTAATTACCTGACATCCATTCAAGTACAAGCCGAGGCATTAGCTAATGCAACCGAGCTTGCTGTTCGTGACGGGGCTAGCGGAACTGTGCTGTGGCGTATCAAGATACCCACAGCCGGGCTTGATTTGAAGCAGATTGACTTTGCTGATCCGTTGAAGTCGTCTTCAGCTACCCTGCTGGAAGTTGTAACCCTTACCGCCTCCGGTACTGGGGCTGTTTACGTAAACGCACAGGGGTATGTCGCACCATGATCATCACAGTCTACAATCTTCTCGTTGAGCGCGAAGGTGAGTTTGTCCCGGCTCTGAATGCTGATGGCGAGCAAATGAAGTTTGAGGCCAGTGGCCCTGCGGAAGCTGGCGAGTACCTTGCCGCCATGCAGGCCGAGAATGGCAAGTGCTTCAGTGCTGAAAAGGTCAGCGAGTACGAAGTTCCTGATGCTGCTGATGCTCCTGACGGCCAGCAATAGCCATTCCATCACCGGCGGCATGGCATGATAGCGTTGCCGCCATCAATACCTATCAGACGCGCGGATTCAGGTGCTTTGGGGGCGGAATGCGCATCAAAATAAACAGGTTTTCCGGGGAAATGCCGGGAATAAATCAGTCGCTGCTGCCAGACAACGCAGCTGTCAGCGCAATCAACTGCCGGATCACCTCTGGCGCACTCCAACCGCAGTACGGCATGGCGTCGGATGGGTCGCTTGCGCTGACCGGACACAACATCAGCACCATTCACAGGTGGAGCGTCGGCGGCAATGACTACTGGCTTCGGTTTCAGGACGCTGTTTCTGTCATCCGTTCGCCTATCGCTGACGATAGCTATAGCCGTATTTACTGGTCTGGCGATTCTCGCATGGGCGGCGCGCTGTGCTATTCCTATACCCCGGCCGTCAGTTCCGGAGGCGGGACGGAATACCCGAACAACTACTACAAGCTGGGCATTCCCGCGCCAACTACCGCCATCACTGCGTCTCTTACCTCCGGCAGCACAGACGGCGTGGCGACGGAGGCGAGGGCATACGTTTACACCTACGTCGGAAAGCTCGGCGAGGAGTCGGCGCCATCTCCGCCATCAAACATCCTGATTTGTCCAGCTGGTGGTGCTGAAGTTGCACTTTCCGGGCTTGTGGTTGACGTATCAGCCAGCACCGGCCGTGAGATTGAAAAGTTCCGCATCTACCGGGTGGCAACCGGGTCCAGCGGCAACGCGGAATACCTGTTTGTGGCTGAAATCGCGTCATCCTACGTCCTGCCGTACTCTGACACCCTGGACACGTCAGAGCTCGCCGAAAGCCTGCCGTCGATCAACTGGAAAGAGCCGCGAGAGAACATGACCTCCCTCGGGCTGACAGCCTACGGCGTGGCCTATGCGGCAAGCGGAAAGATCGTCTGCCTGAGCGAGCCGTTCTTTCCCTATGCGTGGCCGCGTGATTACGAGCTCACCTGCGACAATGACATCGTGGCAATCGGCCACTACGACAACTACATCATTGTCGGGACCAAGGGCAGGCCGGTCATGATCACCGGCATCGACCCTGCCAACATGAGCCAGCAGGAGCTGCCGATCATTGAAGCGTGCGTCTCTGCGCGGTCGATGGTCAGCATGGGCATGTTCGCCATCTACGCCAGCCCCAACGGCCTTGTCATGGCCTCCGGGAGCAGTGCCAGGCTGATCACCGAAGGCATCATCACAAGCCGCGAATGGGGCGCAATGACGCCATCCAGCATCCATGCCTACCAGCATCGCGGCAAGTACGTTTTCTTCTGGTACACCGACAGCAGCAACAAGGGCGGCGTTATCTTCGACCCGTTGCACCCTGATGACGGCTTCATCCGCATCAGTGGGTACTATGTGGCCGGATACCGAGATCCGCAAACGGATGCCCTGTACCTGATCGACAGCAGCAAGAACCTTTTCCGCCTTGATGCCGACAGCAACTCCCCGGCGTCGCTCACCTGGAAATCGAAGAAGGTTGTCCTTGACCGTCCGGCGTCCATGACGGCGGCGAGAGTGCTGGCCGACAGCTATGCAAGCCTGACGCTTACCGTTCTGGCGGACGGGTCAACGCACCACACCCAGGCTATCACCTCGGCCGCTCCAATCCGGATGCCAAGGTCGGGCCGCAAACGCAACTGGCAAGTGCAGGTCAGCGGAACAGATACGGTGCGGGAAATCGCCATTTCGGAAACCGTCACCGAATTGCAGGCGTGATACCATCACGCGAACAGTCATAACCCCGGCGCAAGAGTGCCCCATGATCATCATGAGGCGCCTCTATGGCCAACAACCTGAAAATCTCCACGACTGCCGTAAACGCGCAGGCAGACGCCCTGTCTGACCTGCTGGATAACGGCTACCTCCGCATCTACGACGGCACGCAGCCCGCCAACGCCAACACCGCCATTTCCACACAGGTCCTGCTGGCTGAGCTCCGGTTCAATGCCACCGCAGCACCGGCCGCATCTGGCGGCGTCCTGACCATGAACAGCATCACGCAGGACTCCAGTGCCAACAATACCGGCACCGCCACATGGTTCCGGGCGCTGAAGTCTGACGGTAGCACCGCGGTCTTCGATGGCAGTGTCGGCACGGCAAGTTGCGACCTCAACCTCGGCAGCACCAGCATCACCTCCGGCGCCAGCGTGGCCGTTACCAGCATGACCTATACCGTCAGCGCAGGCTAAGCCATGGCCGACTTCGAGGGGTCGTCCTCGCTGTCACAGGCGGCTGCATCGGTATCGGCAAGCGGCGATGTCGTCAACCCTGGCGGTACGCAGGGTGTTGGGTTCTGCAACGCCATCGGGAATATCATTTTCACCGGAACCGGCGCTGTATCCCAGCAGGCTGCATCCATGGCGTCATCCGGCAGTGTGTACGACATCGCCGGGCAGTCGTCCCTTGTCCAATCGGCTGGATCGGTTGCATCCTCCGGGAATACCGGCCCGGCCATTCAGGCAAATATCGTGCAGTCCGGGCAGTGGGCGGCTGCTGCAGGCACGGTTGTTTCGTCCGGGTCCGTCACCCCGTCAACGCTGTCTGCTCAGCAGGCGGTATCCCAAGGCGGGCGGGACATCCAACTCCCGCGCATACCGACCAGCGTGCCAAAGGATGCGCAGGACTGGTTCATCGCCGCCCAGAAGATCATCGAAAAGTACATCTTCGGGAGCGACGGCAGCAGGCTTGTCAGTGCAAATGATCTTGTGAAGGCGGGCGTGGTCGATCGTAACGGCCCATACATCCGCCCGCCGTCCGGAAACCTCACGACCCCGCCGAAAGTCACCGACCTCCGAGCCGATGGCGCCCTCGCGTCGATCATCATTTCGTGGCGAAATCCTGTATTCCCAAACTACAGCCATACCGAGTTGTGGCGGGCATCCGTGGATGATGTCGGGCAGGCCGTCAAGATTCAGGAAACAGCCGTGGAGTCCTATGTGGACATGGTGGGCAGTGGGTCAACGAAATTCTATTGGGCGCGGGCGGTATCAGCAGCTGGCGTTCATGGCGACTTCAATGCTGCGGCCGGGACCAAGGGCGTCACCGGCTATGACCCGTCCTACGTCCGCGACCTGATGACAAGCTCGACGTGGAAGCCGGTCACGCCTTATGGCGCGTACCAGTATGTCAGGCCAACAACGCCGAACGGGTATCAGTATGCGTGCATTGACGGCGGGCGGACGGCTGGCGACGAACCCACCTGGCCGACATCGGTTGGCGACACCGTAAACGACGGCGACATCGTGTGGCAATGCGTGGCTGCGGATGCGCGCGTTCCGTTTGTGATCGGCGCTGACCTTGACGGTAATCCGGCCGTCTACATCGACACCGCCTACATTGAGGATGCCACCATCACCAGCGCCAAGATCGGCGATTTGGTGGCCGACAAGATCACGACCGGCAATCTGCTGGCAAACGTGCAGTTGCTGAGCAAGTTGTGGGCGGGATTCAGCGAGTACGGGAACCCAGGGAATGACTCTGGATTCTGGATAGGCATGGATGGTGGATCGCCACGGCTGCATATCAATACCGGCCTGTCCGGCGGTGGCCGGTATCTGCGGTTCGATGGCGAAAATATCGAGATGAACGTAGACATCCTGTCTGGGGCAGATATTTCCGCTGACGACCTGTTTGCCGACTCCGCAACGCTCACCCGTGCGGAAATCACGAACCTGTCCATCCGCACGCTGGTGACGCCATCGGATTGGATTGACGAGGCAAATCCTCCGATCACCCCGGCCATGCCGGAATACGACAACTTCCTGTGCTATGCGTCAGGATGCCGCAAGACCGCGTCCTGGAACAGCGGAAGGCTTATCCTTGGAACTGGTTATTCACGGCCGTTTGCGTTTTTCCAGACTGGATACTATTCCGGCATTGTCCCATACAACTATTCCGATTCATCGACAAAGTACAGGTGCAAGACCAAGGCCGTGGCCATGCGGATCAAGGTGACAGCACCGAGCGCGCACCAGGTTTTTTCCAGCAACTGGTATACGCGAAGCTACATGACCGTCTACATCCTGAATCAGTGGCAGTCGCTGTCGTCGGCGGAATACAACGCAGGAGCCGCAACATCAGGAGTGCCGTCAACCTACCTTGCCAAGATCGAGCTGACCGGAGGCGCAGATGAAGTGACTGCAAAGCAGAACACGGGTAGCGGCGATGTTGATGCCTTCCAGGTATTTTCCGAGACCCCGGCAAGCAACGAGGTTCTGCTGACCATTGAGGATGACCAAGAGTTCCTTGGCTATGCCAGCGGACAAAGCCTGCGTTTTGCCGTGGTCTACAAGATCTTCTATCAGGCTGGCGGAAGTGATGATGACACCTACTACGGGAGCATCGCTGTCGATGCCCAGATTGACACATTGATGCAGTTGGATGTCGCTGATAATGACGCATCCCTCTGATGGTGATAATATCGCCATCAGAAACACTACTACACATATAACACCGTTTCCGGCCCGACCTTGGGCCACCAAAGCTAGACCTCACTGTTTCAAGAGGTCGCAATCATGCTTGACCCAATATCTGCAACCCTTGCTGGCGCTTCCCTTATCGGCGGCATCGCCGGATCCCGCTCGTCCAAAAAACTCGCCAAGGAACAACTTCGTCTCCAGCGCGAGATGTTTCAGTTCCAGAAGCAGCGGTATGACGATTACAAGGCCAAATACGGCGGACTTGAGGACCAGATGGTTGCTGACGCCAAGAAGGGCGTCATTGCCGACCTCGAAGGCGTCACCAACCGCGCATCCACCGACGTAGCCACCCAATTCGCCAATGCTGAAGATGCGCGCCTGCGCAACATGCAGCGCATGGGTATAAATCCCAATTCCGGCCGCGCTGATGCCATGGCGGCCCGCAATTCCATAGCGCGGTCGCTGGCTGCGGCCGGGAACATCACCTTCGGCCGTGAAAACGAGCGCCGCAACGCTGACAACCAGACATGGGCTCGTAGGTCAGATGTCACCAATCTTGGCGTGCGTCAAATGAATGGCGCAGCGGATGCAATGAGCTCAGCGCAGGACCGCATTGCCGACACCTATGGTCAGATGGCAGCCAACAGCGCAAGTCAGGCCGAGGCGCTGTATGGTGCTGCCGGTTCCTTGATTGGCAGCGGCGCTTTCGATGGCATCTTCAGCGGCCGATCAGCGACATCCCCCACCACGACCCCGGTAGCCGGCATCAGCAGGCCTGAATACCTGCCGGTCACGCCAACCGCAGGTCAGCGCGCATCCAGCCTTGTTGGCGACCTGAATGGCGGGCGCATCCCAGGCCTGTCGTCCTACG